CCGTACCCCGTTAGCTTCTGTACCTGTACCGATTCACCCGAAATTTACATTTCCGGCATCGCCCAGTATATTAGCAACTGCTATTGCGCTTTTACATGTTATTCGCAAATAGTATCTCTTAAAAACATGCATTAACTCGGAACCTATTATGGCTGCTATTAATAATATAACAATAAAAGATGGTAGCGCAATTGTGCGCACCTATTCTCCGATGTCCATTACTGGCGAAAATTCAACTTGGGTTGATCGAGCTACAAGCTCAATCGTCCAAGGTCAAAGTTCATTTACTCTGACATTTTCACCTGCTAATGCAAAAAGAAACACTGACAAAGCGACTCTGAATTTTGCACTTCCTCGTACTGTCACAAATAGTACTACGGGAGTGACTTCAGTTGAGTCTGTTGGCAGATTTGTAAATGGGGTATTTATTATTCCCCCTACATGGTCAGCCACTGAACGTGGCCACCTGTATGCTCTCGTTGCATCCTTATTTGACGTATTACAAAGTACTGTCATCAGGGACGCAGTAGTTCTACGTTCACCACCATTCTAACGAATGCTGATGTGATCTTGAACTAAGCAATTTACCATTCTTACAATATACTCTTTTGGAGGTATGAAGATGAAAGAGATAAAAACACTTCGGCTTCTCGCCAGTGCGCATAGAACTAATGTTTCCGAGGCAATTATAAACCTAATAGATACTAATAACTATAACGGTTTACTTAATTACTCGATTACAGCATCTGACTACAGCGAATCTCAGCTTATTGATTTTAGACATGACTATCTAGTCACGTCCTTTCTCAAACGAACTGTTATTCCCTGTCTCTCGGATGTCGATTCTATGCACCAGAAGTGCGTTGATGATTTCTTCATTAACGAGCAACTCTGTAGGAAGAACAACATTAGGTTTCAGACATTACCTCATGACATCACCAGAATTGGTGATGTCGCGCGAATAATGGATGATATTCTAGGAAATATTTCCTTTGACGAAGTCTTGTCAAATTGTCGTTTTGGGCCCGGGTCGTCTCTCAATGAGCCGATTTCCGGACGAGTTCCATCGGATAAGTTTACCGATCTTCCTACATTAACACCTTCCCTGGTACGCTTTATTAAACCCTTAATGGGCATAAAGTGGTACCGTTCGATAGTTTCTAGTTGTCTGCATAATGTTCGATCCCCCACATCGGAGGCTCAATGTTATGAGTACGTCAACTCTAAAATATCGGATAGTGTTGTGTGTTATAACTCGTTCACTACTGTTCCCAAAAGTTCTTTTAAACGTCGTCCTATATGCATCGAACCAAAATTAAATGGTTGGTTGCAATTAGGAATCGGCGCTGCGATTAGATCACGATTGAATATAACCGGTAATGACCTTCAGAAGGGTCAAGATCGGAATCGTGATATGGCGCGAAGAGCTTATACTGATAAATTGGCAACCATCGACTTAAGTGCCGCTTCCGATACCATTTCTCACGATATAGTGATGAATGTAATGTCGAGAAGCAGACGTTTAAGGAGATGGTTTCATTTATTAAGTATTGCTAGAGTGACTCATACTAGAATCATATCTGATGATAAACCGCTCATCATCCAGCTAAGTAAGCTCGGATCGATGGGTAACGGTTACATCTTCGAATTTGAATCTCTTATGTTTCTCTCCATAGTAAGGGCGTGTGTGCCGAAGACTGAATGGC